GATGATATTCAAACAATATTAAAATCAGGTAAGTCTGGTCAGATTCCATATGTTATGGACAACTACGGCATGAGTTACACAGATGTGATTAATACATTAAAAAAGGGTGATCCATTAATCGAAGGAATGGCATTAGGTGGACGTGCAGGATTTAAAGTTGGTAGTCCGAGCAAACGTTTATTTTTAAAAACTGCTGGTGGTCTCGCAGCATTAATAGCTGCAATCAAATCTGGTTTAGTCGGAGTGCCTAAAAAAGAAGTTGCTAAACAAGTTGTAAAAGAATCTGTTAAAGATGTATCAAACGCACCACCAGAATATTTCTTTAATCTTGCAAATAAAATCAAAAATCTTGGCAAAGAGTCAAAAGTAAAACCTCAAGAAAGAGTTAATGAATATAATTACAAAGGTAAAGATGGGTCTGAGTATACATTAACAGAAGACATTGGAACAGGTGAGATGCAGATTACAAAAGAAAAAGGAGGTATTGGAATCGCAGACGATAAATCTTTTGACACCATAGAAGATAGAACTGTTATGGAATACAAACCACCTAAACAAGATTTTGATCCAGACACAGAAAAAATTTTAAAAGAAGGTGCCGAGTATGATGAGTACAGAGTAAATTTTGATCAAGACGGTACACCGGCAGATGCTGATGAGATTAGTGAGATAATTAAAAAACAAATTATAGACGAGGCGTCAGATATACCTCAGAAAAAAATTAAACGAGCACGTGGTGGTGTCGCCTATATGTTAGGAGAGTAATGAAAGATTTTAAAATTATAGAGTTGATGGAATTGTTTGATGAGGGTGAAGTAATTCCAGCAAGTCAAATGCAAAGACCACAATCTGCATTAGACAGAGAAATGTTTGAGGATGCAAACAAAAGATTTGGATTATCAGAGGGAGGTGGCAAAGCTTTTAGGTTAAAACAGTTGCAAGAAGATTATAAAGCCTTTGGCAAAAAAGAATTAGACAAAGGGGCTAAAATTTTAGGCTTTAAAGATTATGCTTCCATGTCTGGAGATAAAAATTCTAATTTTAGAAGAAAAATAAGAAATGAGTTAAGAAATTTTGGTGAAGTATTAACAGAACCAGGGTCTAGAAAAAGATCTAGAGAAGCAAGAATACCAAAAGAACAAGGTATTCAAATAAAATTATTGGAAGAAACAAATAAGAAAAAATTTTTTGATCCTAAAAAATTTGCTAAAGATAACAACATATCTTTACTTCAACTTAAAAAACAAGCAGCTTTACTACAAAAAAATATTTATAACAAAAGAATGAAGGTGGCTGGTAAAGACATGAGGTTTCAATTAGGCTGGATACCCGATGACCCAACTTTTTCTGACAATGCGTTAAATAAATTATGGAAATCTAAATTAGTTAAATATGATAAAAATAAAATAGATGAATTGTTCTATCAAGCTTTTGGTAATCCTAAATCTAATACATATAACCCTAAAAAATTTTTAGCTATTAAAAAAAATTTAAATGAATATAGACAACTAAGAGATGCTATTAATGCAAAATATCCAAATATAAATTTTGAACTTGATCACCCATTATCTAAATCTAGTTTAAATAAAATATTTAATGCAACTACAGATCAGTTAACTAGAGTAAATGTTTTAGAATCTGACCTTAATAATGGTTTTAAAGATTCGTTATCTTTGCAATATGAAAAAGCTGTGCAAAGCAATAATTTAAATAAAAAGAAAGCTGTAGAAAAAATAGCAAAAGATCTTAAACTTAATATCGGTAAGATTAGTGATGATGCAACTAATTTTAAATATAACGTAAAAGAATTTCAAAAGTTAAACATTAAAGATGAAATAGTTAAATCTGTAAAAAATTTAAGTTCATTAAATAAAAATTTTCAAACTTATGTAAAAAACAATCCAGATTTATTTAAAACAGCTGGTGTAAGCACAAAACAAACTTTTACAAAAATTAAACCATCAGAAGTAGAGGGCATTGAAAAACTTTTAGCATCTTTTTCTGCTAATCCTAAATGTAGAGCGAGTTTTAGCAAAGGTGGTAGAATAGGTTATGCAACTGGACCTGCAAGTCTTTCAGAATGTGCCATAAGCGGTAGAAACAGATTAGAAAAAGTAATCAAGGGAGGTGTAAAACTTGGTAATGAAGAAGGCATTCTTGCAAGACAAATTTTAAAAGCAGGTAGATCTCTTGGTAGTGCTTTTACATTAAGTGGTTTGTTTGGCCCCGCTGCAATAGCCTTTACCGCTGCAGCTGAGGCAGGGTTTGTTGGTTATGATATGTTAACAACAGGTAAAACTTTTAAAGAAACAATAGGTGATAGTTTGTTTAATTATGCACTTGGAGAAAAAACAAAAATAGATCCACAAAAAGAATTGTTTAAAAGATTTAGTGGTCTTGGTTATAACGATGAACAACTGGGTAACTTTGCAAACGTATTGAATCAAACTAATCAATTAAATACTGTTCTTAAACAAGACATAAAAGTTAATAATTTAAAAGATCAAGTCAAAGCTTTAAGAGAGCAACCTAAAGATACGTTTATGTCACCAGATATGTCACCAGATGATGAGATGTTACAAACAGATCAAGCCGTAAGAACAGAACAAGCATTAAAAGATGAAACTTTAAATTTAGATAATATTCTTAAAGATTATAGATCTAGTGGTATGGAGGATACTATTCTTGGAGATATGGCATCAGGTAAATTTCAAGAAACACAACAAGATCTTAAAGCTGCAAATATATTTGCTGATCTTGAAAAAGCACGATCAGTTCAAGACAATTTTTTTGGTAAATTTTTACAAGGAGATATTGGTAAACAAAAACTTGCAGATAAAATATCTGGACTTGAACAAGACTATTCTAATTTATTACAAGAAAGAGGACCAGAGCTAACACCTTTTGCAGGTGGTGGTATTGCTGGTTTATCCGGTGGTATAGATGAAGGCCCACAGGTAGAATCAATGAATCCTGATTCACAAGGGTTGCAAGGTTTAATAAAACGTGCTAGAAATATATAGGAGTATTAAATGGCAGAAATAGACAAAGGACTCCCGAACACTAGAAACAAAGAAGAGATTCCTTCAGACGCGGAATTACAAGAATTAGCTGTTCAGGAACAAGAACAACAAGATCCAAAAGGACCAGTAGAAGTAATACCAGAAGAAGATGGTGGTGCTACTATTGACTATGAACCGGGAGCTATAAATATACCGGGCACAGAAAATCATTTTGATAACTTAGCAGAACTTTTACCAGATGATGTTTTAGAACCTGTAGGTAATGACATGGTGCAAAACTATATGGATTACAAATCATCAAGAAAAGATTGGGAACAATCTTACACAACAGGTTTAGATCTTCTTGGATTTAAATATGAAAATAGAACAGAACCTTTTCAAGGTGCATCAGGTGCAACACACCCAGTATTAGCAGAGGCTGTTACACAATTCCAAGCACAAGCTTACAAAGAATTATTACCAGCAGACGGACCTGTAAGAACACAGGTCATAGGTATTAAAAATCCACAAACAGAACAACAAGCAACTCGTGTAAAAGATTTCATGAACTATTTAATTATGGATCAAATGAAAGAATATGAAGCAGAGTTTGATTCTATGTTATTTCATTTACCGCTTTCAGGTTCTACATTTAAAAAAGTTTATTACGATGTGCCTATGGCTAGAGTTGTATCTAAATTTATACCAGCAGATGAATTAGTTGTTCCTTATACTGCAACAAGTATTGACGATGCAGAGTCAGTCATACACGTTATTAAAATGTCTGAAAACGAATTAAGAAAACAACAAGTTAATGGTTTTTATAGAGACGTAGAATTATCTCCTCCAGGCAATGTTGAACAAAACTCTGTAGAGAAAAAAGAAAAAGAATTAGATGGAACTAAAAAAGTTGGTAAACAAGAAACAATGTATACTCTTTTAGAGTGTCATGTAAATTTAGACTTAGAAGGTTTCGAAGAAGTTGGTTCTAATAATGAGCCAACAGGAATAAAATTGCCCTACATTGTAACTGTAGAAGAAGGCAGCCGAGTAGTACTCTCCATACGGAGAAACTATGCGCCCAATGATCTAAAGAAAAATAAGATCCAATATTTCGTCCATTTCAAATTTCTGCCAGGACTAGGATTTTATGGCTTTGGACTCATTCACATGATTGGCGGATTGAGTCGTACGGCAACGGCGGCTCTCCGTCAATTGTTAGACGCAGGAACATTATCTAATTTACCTGCAGGATTTAAACAGAGAGGCGTTAGAGTTAGAGACGAAGCATCTCCGATACAACCAGGTGAATTTAAAGATGTAGATGCACCGGGTGGATCATTACGTGATGCGTTCTTTCCATTACCATACAAAGAACCATCTCAAACATTATTACAATTAATGGGTGTAGTTGTTTCAGCAGGTCAAAGGTTCGCGAGTATTGCTGATATGCAAGTGGGTGATGGTAACCAAGCAGCAGCTGTAGGAACAACAGTTGCATTATTAGAACGTGGTTCAAGAGTCATGTCTGCTATTCACAAAAGATGTTATGCAGCTATGAAAGATGAATTTAAATTACTTGCAAAAGTTGTGTCACAATATCTACCACCAGAGTATCCTTATGATGTTGTAGGTGGTGCAAGAAATGTAAAACAAACAGATTTTGATGACAGAGTAGATGTCGTGCCGGTAGCAGACCCAAATATATTCTCAATGTCACAAAGAATTACTTTGGCTCAAACACAATTACAAATAGCAACATCAAACCCACAATTACACAACATGTATCAAATCTATAGAAACATGTATGAAGCAATAGGTGTTAAAAACGTAGACGCAGTTTTACCTGCACCAGCACCAAATGCTCCAATGGATCCTAGTATGGAACACATAAATGCGTTAGCCGGTAAACCTTTTCAAGCTTTTCCTGGTCAAGATCACAGAGCACATATAACTGCTCACCTAAATTTCATGTCTACTAACTTAGTTAGAAATAATCCTGCGGTCATGGCAGCGATACAGAAAAATATACTTGAACACATTTCAATTATGGCACAAGAACAGGTGCAGTTAGAGTTTAGAGAGCAAATGCAACAGATGATGATGATGCAACAGCAGGCAGCTATGAATCCACAGATACAAGCAGAGCTACAAGCGCTTACAAATCAAGTTGAAGCTAGAAAATCTGTGCTGATCGCAGAGATGACAGAAGAATTTATGAAGGAAGAGAAGCAAATCACATCACAATTTGACAATGATCCTCTTCTAAAACTAAAATCACGTGAAGTTGACCTACGTGCGATGGAAAATGAGCGTAAAAAAGAGAATGATGAAGCTCAAATAGACCTTGCAAGAGCAAGATTAATGCAACAAGGTGAGATCGCAGAGGATAAAATGGATCAAAACGAAGATTTAGCTAAATTACGTGCTGGAGTCAGCCTTGCAAAGACCGGAGTCAAGCAAGCAGCGATAGTTACGGAGGATAATTAATGCCATTGAACAAAAAAGGTAAAAAAATTATGAAATCCATGAAGAAACAGTATGGAAAAAAGAAGGGTGAAAAGATATTCTATGCATCTAAGAACAAAGGTGTTATAAAAGGAGTAAAAAAAGGTAAATAACTATGATGAACTATAAAAAACAAAAAATAGTTAACG